AATACGAATTATTATTAAAAAGGTTAAAATATACCAGAAATGGTATTCTTCTTATAGAGAAACGCATTTAGTGGTATAAGAAAAACAGCATAATTTAGGGTAATTTTAGATGTTTTATATAGAAATCGTATAAAAAATATACAGCAATCTATTAATACAATTACTATCAGATTTATAGTAAAATACTCGTATACAACGCATTAGATTTAATAGAAATTTAGGAGAAATATATGGGATTCGGAGGAAGAAATAGACTTATAGATTCACCTGAAACCTTTAAAGAATTAACGCAAGAATACTTCGATTGGGTAAAAGCAAATCCAGTGATGAAAACAATCACCGCGTCCTTTCAAGGTGAAATCTCATATCTGAAAGTTCCTCATACAAGAGGAATGACTCAATTTGGTTTAGCTGCACACATGGGGATTGGGCTTACAACCCTGAAAGATTATGCTGCACGCCCTGAGTTTTCGACTATCTATGGCGATGCTATGACGTATATCAAGCATTGGAACGCTGACCTAGCCATGACAGGGGAAATCAATGCGAGCCTTGTAGCGCGATTAGATGGGCATGTAGATAAGCAGGAAGTATCGAACACTGTAACCGTGGGTAAAGATTTAAATGACTTCTATGCAGACACCAAAGCCGAGTCTTAACCCTGCGTTACGTTCGTTCTGGACAACCAAAGCCCGCAATAAAATATTGATGGGTGGTCGGATGTCATCGAAAAGTTGGGACGCGGCAGGTATGGCGATTTTCTTAGCAAATAAATACAAGCTGAGATTTCTTTGCGTCCGTCAATTACAGAACAAGATTGATGAGTCTGTTTACTCTTTGCTGAAAATCCAGATTGAACGGTTTGGCTTAACGGATAACTTTCGCATTCTTGACAACAAGATCATCAACAAAGTCACTGGCTCTGAATTTATGTTCTATGGCCTATGGCGACATATTTCGGAAATCAAGTCTATCGAATCTATTGATATTCTCTGGAGTGAAGAAAGTCACGCCCTGACTGAAACACAATGGGAAATCTTAGAGCCGACTATTCGTAAAGAAGGCTCGGAATGCTGGCTGTTGTTCAACCCTAACCTGGTATCTGATTTCGTTTGGCGCAACTTTGTAGCTGATCCACCTGCCGATACCCTGGTTCGCTTAATTAACTTTGATGAAAACCCTTTCTTGTCTAGCACAGCTCGGAAGGTGATCGAAAACCATCGAATTAAGCACCCCGATACATTTGATCGAATCTATTTGGGAATACCTGGCTCTGACGATGACTCAAGTATTATCAAAGCATCATGGGTCAATGCTGCCATAGATGCTCATATACTGCTGAATTTGCCCGATGACGGTAAAAACATACTTGGGTACGATGTTGCTGACAGTGGGGCAGACAAGAACGCTACAACGCACAGGAAGGGTATTGTCACGTACTGGACGGATGAGTGGAACGGTAAAGAGGATGAGTTACTTAAATCCTGTACGCGAGTTCATCATAAGGCGCGTGAATTGGGTGCAACGGTAATCTATGACTCAATTGGTGTGGGTGCTGGATGTGGTGCGAAATTCAATGAATTGAACCAAACCAATAAGTGCAGCGTTAAACACGCCAAGTTCAATGCAGGTGCAGCCGTAGTTAAACCAGAAGCATTGTACGAACGCGCAGCAGGGATCAAGAATAAAGATTTCTTCACCAACCTGAAATCACAATCATGGTGGTGTGTTGCGGATCGCTTCCGTTTGACCTATCAGGTAGTAAATGCAATTAAGAACGGTGAAACACCACCGCCTTATCAGTTAGATGAATTAATCTCAATCAGCTCTAAAACGCCAAACCTTGAAAAACTCAAGATGGAGTTATCCATTCCTATGCGTGATTTTGATAATAACGGTCGGGTTAAGGTAGAATCTAAAAAAGACCTTGCAAAACGTGATATTAAGTCGCCAAACATTGCCGATAGCTTCATAATGGCCTATGCACCAATTAACTCAGGGCTTAACATCAGACCCGATGCCCTAAAAGGATTATTTTAATGAAAATCAAAACCAAGCCACAAGAGTATGATGCAATTGAATTTAAAGATGATATTGAAGCATGTCATAATATTCAGGAGTTTTTAAAAGGGCACTCAGCAACACTGAACTGTAGTCCAGATAAAAAAGTATTATCAACTATTATTGGAAATACAGTGCTTGAGGACGGCGACATTATTTACAAAGGATCAGACCTATTCGTTAGTGTAATTAAGAAAGGCAAACTCTTTGATAAATATTTCGAGGTAATTTCCTAATGACCAAAAAGAAAACCCTACGCCAACGCGAGATCGAGGCGTTAGAACGTCAAACGCAAATCCTAGAAGGGCAATACGCGCTTACTCAACGTATGCAAAAGCAAAGCCTACCTAAGCAATATACGGCGCACCAACCGATTGCAGGGGTGCTACCACAAGGCGTTAAAACCGCACCTGTTGCAATGGACTCATGCAACGGTATTTCACCGTATGCAAATACCGATCCAATGTTTTATGGTGGATTTATTGGTTACCCTACGCTAACCATGATGGCCCAAAGTGCTGATTATCGAAACGTGCCTGATACCAATGCACTAGAGATGACACGCGAATGGGGCAAGATTGTTGTCAAAGGGGACGGTGAGGAAGATAGTTCGGATAAGATACAAAAGCTCACAGAAGAATTTGAACGCCTTGATGTGCGAAATATCATGCGTAAACATATCGAGAACGAAGGTCTTTTCGGTATGTCGCATTTGTTCATTAAGATTAAAGGACAGGATGATAAGACGGATTTGCCATTGATCTATGAGAACGTGCCTAAAGGCGGACTGGAAGGTCTAATTCTGATTGAGCCTATTCACAGCTCCCCTGCTGCGTTTAATGCGTCCAACCCATTAGAGTTTGACTTCTACAAGGTGAATAACTGGTTCGTACAAGGTGTGAACATTCATCAAGATCGGTTATTAACCCTTGTGACCCGACCAGTGCCCGACCTGTTAAAACCTGCGTACAACTTTGGCGGCTTGTCTTGGTTGCAGATCATGAAGCCATACGTTGAGCGATTCCAGCGTGATACAGATTCAATTAGTGATCTTATTTCTAAGTTCAGCTTGACTGCGCTCAAGACCAACATGGAAACCATCTTGCAAGGTGGTGAAGAAGGTGCAAGCCAATTGATGCTACGCGCTCAAATGATGGGCCAATTCCGTGACAACTTGAATATGTTGCTTATGGATATGACAGGCGAGGATTTAGTCCAGATCAACACCCCAATGACTGGTCTTGTTGATCTATGGGCTAAGTCTCAAGAACTCATGGCAATGCCTTCTCATACACCATTAGTTAAATTGACAGGCATCACACCGTCGGGATTGAATGCGTCTAGTGATGGTGAAATCCGTGTATATAACGATTGGATTAGTGGATTGCAAAACGCTTTCATTCTTCCGCAGATTATGAAAATTCTACGCATTGCTCAAATGTCTCTATTTGGCGAGATTGACAATAATATTTCGTTTGAGTTCGACTCACTCAAGCAGATGGATGACAGTGAACTGGCTGACCTTAATCTTAAAAAAGCACAGACCGCAGGCGCATTGATTGAAGCAGGCGTATTATCTCAAGAAGATGAACGCTCACGATTAAGTAATGACCAAGACTCAGGCTATGGATTCATTGACCCTGATAAAGTTCCTGAACAGATGGATTTTGACTTGACGGATGAGGCAGTAGAGTAGTAGTATTGTGTTATTGGTTGAATCTGTGGGCGACACAGTGGGTTGCAGGTTGGTATAGTGTTAAACCCCCTATTCATAAAGAATATCTGTAAAGCAACTATTCGCACGTTGCCAATCAATATTTACCCCTCGGCTATTACAGACGTTCGGTAATGACCGCCAAGAAAGTTTGGCAATTTTAGAGAGTGAATACGGTTAATTTAATTAGTTGCAAATGATTATTTTAAACGCATGAAGGTTTAATTCAGTCGGTAGAAGCCCTATTGAGGGAGGTCATAGGTTCGAGTCCTATAGCTGGCAATGGCGTTCACTCTACTAAAGTTGAGTAAATTCCCTGATACATGGAGACCTAGTAAAAGTCTAGCCCTCGGACTAAACAAGTAACTAGGCAAAGGAAATAATGTATTGAGCACAACTGTTTTGGTAAAACGCAGTCATAACATGTAACCGCCCATGTGTGCGAAAGGCGGTAGTTTTAGAGAGTGAATTAATCTGCTACAGTAGTGCGCACAGATATGGATTTGCTACCCCTAGTTCACTCTACTAAAGCTATAACCAAGCCCTGCCCCGTGCAGGGTTTTTATTAGGAGAGGGGGAAATGAAACCATACGCGCAAGGATTTTTAATGCTGTTGGTGTCTTGCGGAGTTTTTGCATACACTAATAATTTCACTGTTTATGCGATAGCCTTAGTTTCAATTGTATTGCTTGTATTCTTGGCTATTTGTGATGCGGAGATAGAGATTTTAAACGATGACCTTAGAAGAAATTAGAAAGAATGCTCCATCAAAAGCAACCCACTACTACAAGAGATTCGGTAGTGTTTTGTATGTCAGACATTTATTTCACAATCAATATGAAGTTTACTACCTTGAAGATGTAATCATCAGAAAGTTCAAATTGTCTGAACGCCTTTTATTCAAGCCCCTCTAATCGGGGCTTTTTTAATGCTACAATATTTTTATTTATTCCAAGTCTAACCATGAAAAGAAAAAAGCCCACCACCCTTCCCGCGATTCATCCGAACTTAGGCATTGAACGATGGTACAAACGTCAACTTATGCAGATCATCAATGAGATTCAAGCCGAAGTAAAATCGGATATCCAATCGAACTACAAGTCACAAGCCAATACCGTTGCAATGGATGGATTCAGTGATTGGCTAGGTCACTCCATTGATTACCTAATGAGTAAGTGGAATAACAAGCTCAATGCGCTGTCAGATCAAGTAGCAGAGCTGTTTGTCACTAAGTCGGTACATAACTACGATAACCAACTAAAGAAGCACCTACGCAAAGCAGGGTTCACTGTAAGGCTGCAAATGTCGCCATACACGGAAGAAATGCTTAAAGCTGCAATGGGTGAAAATGTCGGATTGATTAAATCTATCGGTGTGCAGTATCTCGGCAAGGTCGAACAAGCAGTCTGGGCCAGTGTAAAAGGTGGATTCGATTTAGGTACGCTGTCACAAGAGCTACAACACGCTTATGGGGTTACAAAGAATAGGGCTGACCTAATTGCGCGTGATCAAGGTGCTAAGGCTAATGCGGTGATTGAACAAGCTAGACGCAAAGAACTAGGTATCACAAAGGCAATATGGAAGAAAAGCACAGGTGGTAAAACTCATCGAGAAGACCACGCAAAGGCAGATGGAACGGTATTTGAAGTGGATAAAGGGTGCTTGATTTCGGGGGAGTGGCTGTTACCTTCTCAAGCGATTTCGTGCAAGTGTTACAGCCTGTCTATTATTGACGGCATTATAGGTTGACAACAGCAATACAATAGTATTAATATTAGGGTGCTTTATAGGAGTGTTGAGATGAATGAGCTAGAAATGTTTGAAGCGTATATGAAGAAAGAGCACCCATTTATTGATACTGTAAATGGTGCTTATGAAGCCATGTGGAACCTGTGGCAAGCCAGAGTACCAGAAGGCTATGTGGTTGTTCCTGTTGATCCGACGGAAGATATGATTATGGCTGGCTGCATGGAGCATGGCGGTTATGATGTTATTGACTCGAAATCAATTTACAAAGCCATGATCGAAGCAGTGGAGAAATAACATGTACGACTTAGATGAGTTAAAAGAGTTCATGAAAGACCCTGAATTTCGGCTAGTTATTAGAAAAAATATTATTGACGCATTAGGTCAACCAAAGAGCAACCCTAAAGACGAAATTGATTTAATTTTAAGTAAGTTAAAAGGAACAGGATTAACACTTAAAGATATACCTAATTTTATCGAATCATTCAAATTTATGGTTTTTCTTTTTGACAACAAAGAAATCCTTGGTGATTTAATCTCTGATTTAGATACAACTGAATTGGAAGCTAAGACAAGAGAGTTTTTGATAATTATCAATGAATTGGAGAAATAACATGGAATCAACCCTAGGTTTATCAGTTGCATCTATCAATTGATCAGCAGCATTGGATTTAACCCACCCTGTCATATCTGTATTTGGATCAACCGTATTGTTCGCAACAGTAGATCGAACAATGTCGCCATTTTCTAATGCAGCTCTACCACCAACAGGAAACCCTCCAACCTGAGCCGTAAATGCAGGATCAAAAGGGAGTCCAGCATAGAGTCGAGAATACATGTTTTGACTGGCTAGTGATTTAGCCTGCTCATTCATGTTCCCATTTAAACCGCCTGTAGCGTACTCGTTCGTTTCTAGTTGTCGAACTCCACCCCAATTCGGAACTGGTACAATATCAGTCATCTAAGTTGCTCTTTAAAATAAAAACAATATTAACATGACGCGAATTAAAAAACCGCATTAAAGCGGTTTGTAGTTTTGAATCAATGCCCCATACAATACATACCACA